AATCAATATATGGTAGGTTATGCAGCAGACGCTTCGGCTGCTAATGCTAAAACTATTGATAATAAAGGTGGATATGACATAAATAGTGGTAATTTGTATGCAGTAGCAACAACACCAGCAGGTAATATTTTAGTAGATGATGCAAGTGGTATAAATAGTACTGTAACAACAGTAGGTGTAGATGATGGAGATTTTTTTAGAGTTGGCGATTTATTAAGACTTGGTGATGAAATTATAGAAGTTACTGCTATATCAACTAACACTTTAACTATAAGACGTGGATTGTATGGATCTACTGCTGCTACACACGCTGATGATGCAGTTATTCGTATGCCATTTTTTAATGCTTACTCAAATTTTGACAAATACACACATACACAAACTAATGAAAGTGGTAAGTGTAAAATACATAATTTATTTGGTTATGGTAGAAGCAGAACATATCCAACAGGTATTGTTAAAGGTTCTTTTGCTATGAAGTTTTACAATAATGGCTATCAAGAACTTGGAATGTCAGGTATTACGCCAAACACAGAATCAGGACTTGCAGCTTCAACAGCTTATGGTATTAACATAACAGTAGATGGTGGAAGCACATTTGTTGATTTAACATTTACAACAGATGCTAGTAATACTAAATTTGGTGGAAATAATGGTGTTTTAAGCAAGATTCAGTCTGCACTTGACACTCAGTTTTATACAGCAGGAAACTTGTTTGAAAAAGGTGTTACTGTAAGTATTGTAAATGGCGATATAAGATTCGCTTCTACTAACAGAACAAGAGCAAGTGCTATATTACTTGCTGCTCCAGGATCAGCTACAACACCATTTGGTGTAGGTAGAATACCTGCTATTGGCAGCATAGAAAGTGCTGTAGAAGCTTTACTGCCTGATGATACAGTATTTGATAAAGCAACTTATATAGAAATGAAAAATCAAGCAACATTTGCTTATGATGATGGTAAAGGTAATATTGTAGGTTCGGCAACAGGTACTATTAACTATGAAACAGGTATGTTAGACTTTACAGGTCCTGCTAATGCAGAATTTGTAGCAAGTTTTAATTATGATTCTGCTCATAGTGGTGGACTTAACGATTCAGGTAACCAAGAAAATGGTATTATTACAATATCGGCAAGAAGTGTAAACAGTAAAATTAATGCAGAAGTAGAACTATTAGGATTCGTATAGGAGGAAAATATGCCGTATCATAATAAAAACAAAAAGAAAAAGACTAAAAAGACTAAACGTAGAAAGAAGAAGTGAAATGGCTAAATACAGAGGTAGATCAGTTAGATTAAATAAGCCAAGTCGTATTAGAAAAGGGCAACCTAGTTATGGTAGAAAAAAGTTCCAAGTCTTTGTTAATGATGGTGGAAGAACTAAAAGAGTAACTTTTGGCGACCCTAATATGAGAATTAAGAAATCTAGTCCTGCTAGACGTAAATCATTTAGAGCAAGACATAAATGTGCAACAGCAAAAGATAAAACAACAGCAAGATATTGGTCTTGCAAAAAATGGTAGGAGATTAAATGGCAGCACCAATATATTGTACACATAAAGAATTAAAAAGAGTATTTCCACAACTTGATAGTTTTGATGGTAAAAAACCTATATATGGTTGGACAGCATTATTTACACACGCTGGGTTTAGTTTATATCAAGGCGATAATTCAGGTTTAGTAACAGATTTATTTAAAGATGGGCAAGACTTATCATCTTATCAAAAAACTGAGAATTACGTTGATTCTACCACAAATACAGATGAAGCTATAGATATAATAGAAACAGCGATAGATGTGGTAGATGGTAGTGTTTTTGCTTATGGTGATATTATTAAAATAGATGATGAAAAGATGTTAATTACGAACATTAGTGGTAATACTATTACTGTTGATAGAGGATTTTTAGGAACATCTACTGCTACTCATAGTACAGCAACAGATATTTATATAGGTGTAACTTGGACAGAAGAAAATCAATGGCTATATAGTTCACAAGATGATGAAGTATTAATCTATGCAAATACATTTAATCCTGCCGATTTATTAATAGAAGCAGGTGAGCAATTTACAACAGTAGTTACACAATACAGAACTGATGCTAGTAGATACCTTGATAGTATGTTAGACCCTAATATGCCTAAAGAGGCGTGGAAAGACAAAGAAGGTAATTACGATTACATCATTATTCGTACTACAGCTTTAGTTGCTGCTAACTTTATGATTAAAAGCCACGACCCTAATAGTGAACTTGCTAATGCCCTTATGGAAGAAGCGATGCAAAATATAGAAAATATAAATCAAGGTAAAGCTGCATTATCTTGGCAAGTAACAAGAGATTCAGCACAAGGTGTAGTAAGAGATGTTGTATATCCTACGGCAGGTGCTATAAGACCTGTAGATACTAGAGGTGAGTGGTATGGAACTTATGATTTAATTAAAGTTTTAATTACAACGGCTGGAGCACTTGGCGAAGCTAAATATGAGGTGTACACTAAAGATTCGACTAAGTTAAAAAATCAATTAGCACAAAGTGCAACTATCATATCTGGTGATTATCAGCCACTTGCAGGTGGTCTAGAAATAAGATTTGCAGGTAGTACTGATGCAATCCAAAATAATGAATGGGAAATTGAATGTTTTGGCGTTTATGAAGATGTTGATGCTTCAAGTGGTAAATCAGTTAAAATGACTAGAACTAGAAAAACATCATTTAGGAGATATGAAACAGAATGACAGTAACTTTTACTAACAACTTTACCAATATTCTTAATAAATTACGAAACGTATTAAGAACAGAATTTAAGGGTGCTTTGCCTGTATATATTGGACACGAACAAAAAGAGCAAGGTTCACAATATTTACGGCTAGACCCTGTAGGTAGCACATTAAGTGAATACAATATTAATGGCGAAATTAGAGAATATCAAGTTAATATGTTCTATTATTTTGCTGATCCTAACGTAAACAAAACATCATTAGACCACGTTTTACGATTTGTATCAAGAATTGAGGCGTTAATACACGACAATATTAAAATGACATTAGCAGACAATACAGATTCTTTTAATTGTAGGATAGAATCTACAGAGTTAAATGCTATAGATGACGAAAACGAATATGTTGTACAGTTTGAATGGCGAGGACAGCATTTAGGTAATTTAGACTAGGAGTAATTATGAAGATTAAATTAATAAGTAAGGACAAACCAATAACATCAAATTTATGTTTTAGTGTTAATGGTTTTAGTTCTACATTATTAGAAAAAATAAATTCTGGAAAGCAAGTAGAAGTAGATAGAGTACCGAAACCTGCTTGGAAATACGTAGAAGAAGTTAAACAAGTAAAAAAAGTAAAAACAAAAGGAGATAAATAATGGCTATTGATGCTAACGCTTACTCACCTAAGCAATTTTCATTTTTAATAGCAGAGCAAGATGACTTCGGTACATTGAATCCTGACAGTAGTGGCTCACCTGACCTTAGTTGGGTTGCTGTTGATGTTGATTCTATTGGTAGTCCTTCTCTGAATTTAAACCAAGTGTTAGAACACAGAACTGGTAGTAGATTGCTACAAGCAAGTGATTTCTTTCAAGACAATAAAGCAAAAGTTATGGAAATATCTGTAAGTGGTACAGCTACTAGAGAAGTTATAGATATGTTATTAATGCAAATAACACAATCATCAGATGGTTCAGAACCTTTCTTTATTCAACCAAGCACACTAACAGCACAAACATTTACAACTGCAACTGTAGACCAAACAAATATGCAAATTTTTTCTATTTGCTATAAATCACCATCAAGTGGTAACACACTTGCTTTTAAAGATTGTTTTTGTACAAACTTATCATTAAATGGAGATATGGGAACAGAAGGTGGTAGAGTTAAATTTTCTGCTACATTTAAGACAGGAAGTTTACCTGCTGATTTAACTAATACTGATATTGCAATAGATACAGCAATTACCTCAAATAATTTTTATATGTCTGAATGGACTGCTGCTAATAGAAAAGTTGCAGGAATCGCTAATTGTTTAGTAAATTCATTTACATTAAACATAGATAATGATATGGTATTTGCAGGTGCTACATCTACTGGTTATGAATTAGCAACAAGAGTAGGTGAAGTTTCAATAAGTGCTGATTTTAACATAAAATATGATGCTCTTACTGACGTTTTATTTGAAAACTTTCACGACCAAGCAACAGGCTCTTCAGAGGGTATAACAAGTATGGGTGTTGGTGATGATACTCCATCTGATGGAGAATTTGAATTTTTAATGCCTAAAACTGTTATGACTAATGTTGCTATGAGTGAAGGTGATATGATGAACTTAGACGTTTCAGTTAAAGCTGTTGCTGCTGGTATCGCAGATACAGAAAAAATGTTTCAAATAAGTACAAAATAAATAAAGGAATAAACAATGGAATTTAAACTTGAATCTGGTAATAAGATTAAGTTAAAAGATGTATCTATAGATGAGAGAGATGAACTTCTTGATTCAGTAGAGTATCAATATGATGAAAAAGGTAATCCTAAAGGTATGAAGATGATGAATAGTACGATTACTAAGTGGTTACGAATTTGTATTGACGGCGATACATCTGATAAGTTTCTAAAAACACTTACATTAAAAGATAGAACTGATATTTTTGTTAAAATGCAGGAGTATCTTTTAGTGGGGGAAGAGAAAGCCTCCAAGTAGAGCTGACTATATTGTCTGACGGCTGTGGAGGCTGTTCTTATTGTGAATTTCCATACGAAGCACAGTTACCTGTAAAGACGGAAAACGGATACGAAACACGAGAGTTTAGATCACAAGATGATGTTTGGGCAGTTATTGAGTTAATTGCCCAAGAAACTAAGAATTTTAACGAAGAAAAGGGAAAGGATTTTGATGTGGCAAAAAGTATATCTGCACAATTACCTTTCTTTGCGTGTGTAAATCACGTTAGAGATGAGAAGTATATTAAACTTCTTAATCAATACATATATTGCACCGAAACAGGCACACCAGCATACTCAGGTAGTTATGGTGAGCAACCTGCAAGATGGGTACAATATTTTTTTATAATTAAAAATGCGATGGCGAAAAAGAGTAAAATGATACAAGAGAAAGCGAAAAAAGATGTCTGATATTGTCGTTAAGTTTAAACCACAGGGTCAAAAAGCCTTAATACAAGCTATAAAACAACTAGAAAAAGCTAAAGCTGGTTATGTTGGTATGACTAAAAAAGCCAATGTAACAGTAGCACAAATGACTTCTAAATTAGCAGCACAAAATCTTACTTGGAAGAAATTAGGTGTAGATATAAAAGTTGTTACTGCTGCTGCTAGAGGTAATAGATTGGCTATGGATAAACTCCAATTAGCTATTAGAAAAGGAACAAAAGCAAATCACGGATTACTTGCTTCACAAAGATTATTAGATAATTCATTTGCTACAATGCGTTCACATCTATTACTATTTAACTTTGCTATGGGTCTTGGTATTAGACAAGTTATTAAATTTACACAAGAAGCAGCAAAAGTTCAGCAAATGGAAAGAGCTTTTAACACTATGTCTGGTGGTACTACAAACGCAACTATTGCAATTAATAAATTGAAAGAAGCAACAAACGGAACTTTAAGTGAATTTGATCTATTTCAACAAGCAAATAGTGCTATGGTTCTTGGGGTTACTAAAAATAGCGATGAAATGGCTGAAATGTTTGATATGGCACAACGTCTTGGTGCTGCATTAGGTAAAGATACTGCAAGTTCAATAGAATCATTAATAACTGGTTTAGGTAGACAATCTGTTAAAATGCTTGATAACATTGGTATTATTGTAAAATCTAATGAAGCTTATGAAGATTACGCTAATGCAAATGGTTTGATTGCTTCACAATTAACAGATGTTGAAAAAAGACAAGCCTTTTTTAATGCAGCTTTATCATCTGGTCGTGAAAAAATGAATGATTTAAATAAGGAAGTTTTAACTGCTGACCAAAAATTTCAAGCTTTAGGAGCATCATTTGACGATGCTGGAGTAGCTATTGGTGAAGGTCTTATGCCTGTTATTGAGCCATTAGCTGTTGGATTAACAACAGTTGCTGACGCTATTACACCTGAAAGAGTAAAGGCTTTTGCTACAGTAGTAGGTGTAACTCTTGTAGGTGCTATGATTGCATATAGAAAGTCAATAGAAGCTGTTATTTTAAGACAAACTATGCTTGGTTGGGGAGCTTTAGCTACAGGTGCAGGTTTATTAGCAGCAGAAGTATTAGTTATGTCTGGCGTATTTGATGATGCAGAAGATAGTTTAAATAATTTTAATAACACATCTTCACAAACACCTTTAATGTTGCAAGATATACAAAATAATTTAGTAAGTGTAGCAGGTGCTTACAGAGCTGAGTTGGCAGTTTTAGATGAACGTGCTATTATACAAGCACAAATTGAATCTAATGAAATAGAAATACAAAAAATTCGTAATGCTACTTTTGAAAGTGAAGAAAAAAAACGTGAAGCAGAAAAAAAAGGTAATGCTTTATTAAAACAACAGATTAGTTTAGAAGAAAAATTAACACAAATGGAGCATACTAAAACTCAAGCTAAACTTAAATCATATTCACAAATAACTAAAGGGTTAGCAGCAGTTGTGGGTATGAGTGAAAAAAATGCTAAAGCAGTTGCAGCAATACAAGCAGCAGGTGCTGTTGTTGATGCGTTTGCAGGTGCTTCATCAGCAAGATTTAATGCACAAAAATCTGGTCTATTACCACCATTTCCAGGATTAATTTATGCTGCTGAACTCGCAGCAGGATTGGCTAATGCTAGGTCTGTTGCTATGTCTGCTAATAGTATAGGTGGTGGCTCATCTGGTGGTGGAGGTGGTGTTTACGGAAAGTTTGAACACGGAGGTTATGTTGGCGGTAGACCACACTCACAAGGTGGCACTATTATAGAAGCAGAACGTGGCGAATTTGTAATGAGTAGAAATGCAGTAGAATCTATCGGCTTAGAAACACTTAACCAAATGAATCAATCAGGTGGTGGTGCTAGTATTAATGTAAGCGTTACAGGTAATGTTTTAACACAAGATTTTGTTGAAGGTGAACTTGCAGAATCAATTAAAGAAGCTGTCCGTAGAGGTAGCGATTTTGGTATTGGTTAATGCTGACGTTACCTCCTAAATTCAAACAAGCACTAGGTAATGGTACTAGAACGTCTTTATATCCTTTGGTTAGGATTTATAAGGGTGTACAGATAGATGATCTATTAGATTCGGCAACAGAAGTAATTAATTTATCAATTAAGGAAACAAACATAGGTGGTGAGGCGTATAAACCTTTACTACTTAATAGTCCTTCTATAAGCTCAAAAGCAGACATTATAAACAATAAATATACAATTTCGAGTGTATCCTTGTCTATATCAAATGCTCCCTATAATGGCAAGATTTTTTCAGACGATATTCCTAGTTTACTAAATGCAGTAGTACAAGTGTATTATGCTGCTAATGGATTAGAAACCTTAGATGATTGTCTTTTAGTGTATACTGGTACTATTAGACGTTATAGTCAATCGGCAGAAACTTTAAACCTTACACTAGAAGATCTAACTGAACAAAAACTTAAAACACAAATACCAGCCACATTAATAGATGATGCTGATTCTTATACTGATGAACAGTTAGGGCAACCTTATCCTATGGTATATGGATATGTTGATAAATCGCCTGTAATACTTAATAAATTTGATAGTTTGGCTATAGATAAGCCTGATATAGAAATTAAAGGGATATGGTCTAAAATATCAAAAATAAACTATCAAAATGAATATATGAATAACCAAAATTATCTCATATCTACAGGATTTTTGAAAGAAAATGCTTTTTTATACATTTATAACAATGCTTATTTACCTATAACAGAAGAAATGCCAACTTATTTTGGAAGCAGACCTTATGATTTTATAGATGGTCCTATGTATACATTTGAAAGTAACGTATCGCCACAAATAAATTTAAATTCCAATAATTTTTTATATGAAGTATATCACGAAGTTACAACAGAAGAAGATGGTGAAGAAGTAACTACAATAGAAGGTAAAGGAAATATAGGTATACCAACTCGTATATATAGACCTGTAGTTAAAGTAAGTTTTTTTGCAAATAATTTAGCTACTTGGGATTTTGAAACATCAAATGATTATTACTATCGTGCAGGTTCATCTAATAAGTTTTTTGGATTTAGTAATGAAAACAATTTAGGTATGAGCAAATCTATAAATAATCAAAGTTTAGAATCAGATGATGATACTGATGAAAACATTAATAATATAGCATCAAATGCAGATAATCTATATGATAATAATTGGAATGAATTAAACGAAGAAGGTTTATTTAGTTGGTGGAAAACTACTGAACTAAATAATGCTAGTGGTACTGATGATGAAGATGGAATATTTGATGATAAAGATTTAAATTGGCAAGGCGAAGGAGTAAACGCACAATTTCCTGTAAATTGGATTCAAAACAATGATGATAAATCAGGTATTTGTATGGATTCTCAACTTAGACAAGATAAAGAAGGTGGTTCTTATGCTAGATTAGAATTTAATACTGATGTTGCTAGTTTTCCTTGTGTAACTAAAATATTTTATTATATAGATTATTTTGCTCCTTTAAATATTGATACACAAGTAGGTGATGATATTGAGGCTGAACCTACTGCTTTTTGGGTAGAAAGAAATCTTATAAAAAGAAAACGTAATGATGTTGATGAGTTTGATAAAATTATAACTAAAAATAATTGGGAAGTAAATTACGATGAAGAAGATTGGATAACATATTGTGAAGTTCCTAATGCACAACACGATTTTGATAGTACTAATATAAATAATGACTTTAGAGTATCAACTTTAGGTGCTATAAATGATTTAAATGATTATCACAATATTATTTTAAATTTTGGTAGCACAGATTCTTATGATAGTATACAATGGGGAGTACCACAATTATTAGGTAAAACCTTTAAAATATCATCTTGTATTGCTAATTTAAAACAATTTTATGTAACTCAAGACGTATTAGCAACAGAATATACTACACAAGACTATTATGCTAGTATAAAAGGTAGAGTAGATGATAATGAAAATCTTATTTCTAAATCTCAAGATATTTTACAAAATATATTACAAAAAGAATTGAATTTCGGTAAAGATATTGTTATGCCAGAAACAGATGATGATTATATTCATAGTTTTTCTATGAATGAGCAAGATCAAGCTAAAAATGTTATTGAAAATTTATTTAAATCGTCTGTTTATATACCCTCTTTTGATAGTACTGGTAACTTTAAAATCATAGACCTAAAACAAAACATAGAAGATTATGAGCAATTTGAGGTTGTAGATAATTTAGACATTATTAAATACTCTTTCGGTCTTACAAAATTAGAAGATGTTAAAAACCAAATTAATGTTAAGTACAAAAAAGATTATGGATCAAGTGAATTAACAGAAGAAACTACTTATGGTATAGAAGATAACAATGGTAATTTTGTAAATTCATTAGACGAATTAACACAAGAATTAACTCCTAATATGTTGTATGACCTTAATTACTATGGAATGAAAGACGAAGATTCTAAACTAGAAGTAGAATCTGAATACATTAGAGATAAGGACACAGCAAGAAAATTACAAAGAAGATTACTAATGTGGTATGCTAACCAGCATTTAACAATGAAGTTAGATTTACCTCCTAGCTATATGCACTTAGAAGCAGGTGATTATTTAAAATTTAATGAACTTATAGGTGGTAAACTTGCTTTTGGTTTTGATTACACACAAGAGTTTGTTAAAAATGGACAACTTATATATCCTGTGTTTTTTGTTACTAAAGTAGCTAAATCGTTAAGTAAAGTAAGTTTAGAGTTAGTACAAGTACATCGTGGCGACTTTGGTATGAGTGATGATGATTTAGGATTTTACAACGTACCTAATCCTTATGAACGTGATATATATCAAGATGAAGTTATAGATGAAGAAGATACATATTTTGAAGGGTCTTGGTATCAAGATAACGCAAATTTAAACATAGGTGCAATATCAGCAATAACAAATACAAATTATGAAACAAGTATAGAGTATGAATTGAATCTTGTTTTTGTAAATGCTAATATTTCTTATGATGGAGAACCTTTAACAAATGGTATGGACGCTACAAATTTGGTTAATTCATACATAGTTGAAAATAATTCTATTTATGGTGATAATGTAGATATATCAATTAAATTAAATAATGAAAATGTGGAATTTTTAGATGATAATACACAAGCAACCTTATTGTATAAACTAAAAGTTAAATCTAATATTAATGATGATTTTTATGAATTACAGTTTAGCCAAACAATAAATAAAAATGTTGTTTTTAATGGTTTATATGGAGATGTCAATCAAGATGGTATTTTAAACGTATTAGATGTTGTAGGTATTGTAGGCTCTATAGTTGCTGCAACTACTGATAATTATCCTAAAGACGAAGATGGTAGGAATATTGCAGATATTACAAATGACGGATTAGTAAATGTATTAGATATTGTAACTTTAGTAAATCAAATATTAGGTAATTAAATGAAATACGATAAAACAAAATTAGGTTATGGTAAATCATCAATTATATGTAATGATGGCGAATGTTCTATAGAATCTAATGTGGATATACTAGGTATAGAGATTGATTTTATAGGTACGGCAGATATTACGCCAACACTTCCAGATGGCTGGATAATGCAAGGAAATAAAAATAAAATGCTACTAATAGGGTTACAAGGCTCACCTATTAAAAATCAAAAACTATTCACTTATGAGGGTAGTTTTACGATAAAAAAGGTAATCGTAGCAAATAATGAAGCTAAACGTATAGTATGCAATATAGAAAAAGTAAACCCAACTTGGACTGAGCAAAATTGGTCTATAGATATTGAGGCAGATCAATGGGATAATTTCAAAAGTAAAGTAAAAAAAGGTAAGGCTACCCAAACTAAATACAATTTACCTGATTATAAGTTACCTAAAGTAGATAAAACAAAAATTAAAAAAACAAAACGTAGAACAACATCAAGTCGTGTTAGTTCAGGAGGATCAGGAGGATATTAATGGGAAAACAAGTTAAAACGCCAAGATTTTATGTAGATATGCCTACATTTTTACACGCCACAGGACAATTAGGTTGGGACGATAACTTAGGTGGTGCAGAATTATTATATATGAATTGTGCTAACCCATACATAAGAGAAGCAGAAAATCAAAGTAAGCTTTTCCAAATAGGAAATCAAACTAATAATGTAGCTAAAACTTCATTTCCTATAAATTTTATGGCATTATTAAATCACAATTTAGCATCTGATATAGGTCCAACTCCAAGAGCAAGAACTGAAAGTGCTTCGAAACATTTGTCTGAATCACAATATGATAGACAAAATGTAATTAACTCTGAATTTGTTGCTGGTGTAGGTTTACCAATAATTCAACCACAATACAATGGAACAAGTATATTTACATTTAGTGATACAAATGGTTTACAAGATTATTGGACATCATTTGATTTAACTTGGCAAGATTCAAATTATGATACTAATATAAACCACCAATTAGGCTCTATGGTAGTAGGTAAGTATTTTGATTGTCCTAACAGTCCTGATTTGAACCTTACAATGTCAAGACGATTTGATGGTATTAAACGTCAAAAAACTGTAGGTGGCAAGACACTAGCTAACATTTACTATGATGGACCAACAGAATGGACTATGAACAGTCCTAGAGGAACTTATAAATACCCACCGTTTGAATTAGATTTTGCTAGTACTTATAGTGATGATTCTATTATGCAACAATTACAATTTGAACAAACTGCTAAAAGTGGTTTAGGAAGAAAAGGACTAAGAAGTTGGAAACTGACATTCTCATACATAAGTGAAGATAATATGTGGATGGCTTATGAAAATTCAAGCAGAGCACCATTTGAATATGTTGAAACAGGCACTAATGCTATAACAAATACAGCAATACCAACAGATGATGGAGAGGAAGTTTCTTTTGTTGCTAACCCTATGCTATCAGATAATAGTTTTAATTTTGTGTGGAATTGTACATTAGGTGGTACTTTGCCGTTTATATTTCAACCTGACAATACTAATAACAATCCTGATCAGTTTTCTATATGTAATTTTAGGGAAAATAGTTTAAGTGTACAACAAGTGGCTTTTAATACTTATAAAGTAAGTATGACTATTGATGAGATTGCTTAGCATTCGGCAGAACAATACCCATATCTATAACTGCCCATCTCTTTATAGTTTCAAGTAGTTCTGTAAACTCTGGCTTTGATAGTTGTTTAGTAGATCCAATATCATACTTTTCTTTTATAACATTGTGCATTTCGTGTTCTGTATAGCCAAGTTCTTTCGCCAGTATTCTTATAATAACTCTATAATAGGCATTTTGTTGGGGAGAACGCACCTTTTCGGCAGGTTTTATTTCTAAGTGAACATCACCCTCAATTTGACGTAAATAATCCCTAAATCCAAGATTATCATCTAAGGTAAGTTTACCTTGTTCTATTTTACCTGCAAATTTCATTTTGTATCCCCTAAGAGTGATTCTAGTTTTTCATATATTTGATTGCTCTTATCGTGTAATTTCAT